TTGCAGCAATAGACCCTGCAAAGTCAAAAGCGTATATGGATCAGGCTTTGTTGATTAAGCCAAAAACAGAAGTTGTTGGAGAACCATATCGATCTGCTGATGGTAAGTTTTACCAAAGAACAAAGACTGGTGGCAGGATTGAAGTACCAGCGGCTGAAGCGCCAGCAGCCAAGCCAATTGGCAATATGGAGCAAGTTACAGATGCATCAGGTAAGCCTGTGCTTGTTCAACGATATGATGATGGAACAATTAAGAGCGTTGAGGGTTTTGGATTACCGCGTGATTTGGTGCAAGTTAATCTTGGTGGAGAGATTAAATTTGTTGATAAAAACAGCATTCCTGCAAACGCTACATATTTGACTGGATTGACACCAGCACAAGCGGCGCAACTAAAAATTGATCAAGCAAATCTTAATGTTGCATTGACGCGTTTGAAAATTAGTCAAGCAGAATTTGCGCGTGGTGCGTATGACCGAGTTGAAACTGCTGATGGCTTTGCGTATGTGTCTAAAGTGCCTGGTATGCCCATCATCCCCATCACTGGACCCAATGGTGAGCAGTTAACTGGAAAGAGTAGTTTTACGGAAGATCAGGGCAAGTCGGCAGGATTTGCTTTGCGTATGAAAGAAGCTACTGATATTTTTAAGCAGGCTGTAATTGATCCCAATACCAAAAAGCCAATGAAAGTTGGTGGAAAAATTATTACGTTGGAAGATGCATATGGTGCGCCCAATAGATATCAGGCGATCATGCGGAATATACCATCGGCAGGATTGACTACTGGTATTGCCGGATTGAGTGAGACTTCTGGCCGTCAACAGTATCGCCAAGCACAAGAAAATTGGGTTAGTGCTAATTTGCGTGCGGAGTCAGGAGCTGTTCTAGGTACAGACGAAATTGATAAAGAGATTAAGAAATACTTTCCGACAGTCGATGACAAGCCAGAAGTTATTGAACAAAAGGCAAAAGCTCGCAAGTCTACTGAGTTGGCCATGGAAGTGCGTGGTGGTCCTGCGCTCAAGGCGATTAAGAAAGCGCAACAAGCACAGACTCCTGCTGGATTAACATGGAATCCAGTAACACAAAAATTTGAGTGAGGTAAAAAATGCCGCAAGTCGTCAATGTATTAGGTTATGGACCGATCACGTTTCCTGATGGGATGTCAAGGGAAGAGATTGCGGCTGCGCTGAAGCAATTACCTCCAGTTGCTGCGCCACAAGCTCCAGAGCCAGTATTACCAGCACAACCCACAACTGTTGGCGGCAAGATCATGGCGTCACCAGTTGGTGGTGCTTTGCGTGGACTGCGAGATGTTGCCGAGGGTACAGTGCAGTTTGTTGCAAGGGGTGCGGAGCAGTTGCCAGGTCCTCTCGGTATGGCTTTTCGCGCTCCACGCCAACAGTTTGAGCAAGGCATGACCATTGGCGAACAAGAATATCGTCAGTCTCGCGCTGGTCAGTTTATGCCAGAAGAGATTGATGTTGGCCGCTTGACAGGCAATATTGCAGGCACATTGTTGCCAAGCACTGCGGCTGTCAGAGCGCTCAAACTTGCACAAACTCCAGTAAGAGCTGGCGCTGCTAGTGGCGTAGTCAGTGGCACTATGCAGCCTGTTCAGACTGGACAACAAGATATGACTGCTGGCGACTATTGGACACAAAAAGCGCAACAAATGGGATTTGGCTTTGGAGCTGGTGCTGCTGGCGGCTACTTGTCTGACAAGATGTTAAATCTCTTGTTTGGTAGAGGTCCAACTGTTGCGCCAGCAGCAGGAACGACAACCGCACAAGCGCAAACCAGCGCCACAGTTACGCCAACTGCTTCTGTAACTGGTGGACAGATGACGCCTGGCGTTGTCGGCGCAGACGCATCAGCGGCATTGACTGAGGCGCAAAAGGCGATTCTTAATCGTGGCAAGGCGATGGGGTTTCGCACAACGCCAGGACAAGAAACTGGCAGCCGATCATTACAGCAGATGGAAGCTCGACTGGAGTCAAATCCAATGACCTCGGGCACATTCAATACTATCAAGGACACCAATCAAAAGGTATTGAATCGGGCTACAGCTCAAGCCATTGGCGTTGATGCCGCTGAGTTAAGCAACCCTGTATTGGCAAAGGCACAGAATCAGATCAGCGCCGTCTACAACAAGGCTGCAAGTCCAAACCTGCAAAATTTAGATCAGATGTATGTATTGAATGGAATTGATTTAATTGAAAATTCAGTAGAAGGCTTGATTAAAGAGCCATTAAAAAACAATACTCTTGTTAAGCAATTATTAAATTTTGCAAACACAGGTCAGGCAACAGGAAATCAATTAACTTCTTTGACTTCAAAACTTGGCAAGTTGGCTAAAAAAGAAAGTACATCACCAACTGGTGATCGTGATCTTGGTCAGGCTTTGTTTCAGGTCAAAGAGATCGTAGACGATCAATTGATGGCTGGAATGTCAGCGGCAGATCAGGCGGCATTCCAAGCAGCGCGTTCCAATTACCGAAACCTGATGACAATTAGAACTTCTTCTGGCGTTGTCAATCCATCATCAGGCAATGTCTCAGGCTTGAACTTGGCGTCTGCTCTGACGCGCAAAGATCCTCGCGGATTCATGGAGGGTACAAACACCACTCCAATGTATGAAGCAGCACGCTTTGCACAGGCATTCAGACCTATCGTTGGTGACTCAGGTACAGCGTCACGCATGATGGAAATCACGCCATTGAATATGCTGTTGTCTATGCCTACAAACATTGCGGCCAGTACCTACACATCAACGCCAGCTATTGCTACTGCACGCCGTCTGCAATCAGGCTTATTCCCTGCTGGCGCTGTCAACCCAGCAACTGAAGAGGCGTTGAGGCGTGCTTTGCCATTGACATCAGGCGCAGGAATGACAGCAGGATTATTGGGACAATAAAGTCAATTCGCTGGTGTATTGCTTCCATAAAAAGCAGCCACCAGCGGATCGCGCCTAATCTTCCACTTCTTTGCTCTTTCCTTTGCCATGCGAAAAGCATGATCGTCTAAGGACTCCTTGGCTCGCCAGCGTTTGAGCCTCTCTTGCGCCGTCATAGGTTTAGGCTTGACGGCATCAGTGCCTATCCCATGCCTATACACGGCCACCATCACATTACCTGATCTGCGCCATTCCTGTATATGTACTACACCTTGCACGCGCAGCTTGTTAATCAGTATCTGAGCTGACCTCTCGGTGCAATACACCTTGGCGGCCACCTCCGGCGCGGTGCAGCCAACGCGCTGTAAAAGCGCGACAATACGAGGTAGGCGAACAGATTTCATTCAAATATTGTAAATGACTATGTAGTCAAGCGTCAATATTCTTTTTTTTGTCATTTATATGTGTCTTAATCCACTACATGAAAAACGTGCCAGATGTTAGTCAGGCGAAAGAGTTTCACGGCTACCTAATGAAGTGGCAGGAAATATTATCTTTGGGCGATTGGCGCATAGAGAGAGTCAACAAGATCGCCAAGGATGCAATGGCGTCAGTCGAGTTTGATCCACCAGCAAGGCTTGCAAGCTACAAGCTGGGGTCATTTGGAGGTGAGGAGATAAACAGCGCCAGCCTTGAGATGACGGCGCTGCATGAGTGTTTGCATATCCTTTTACACGACCTTATTGAGACAACGGCAGACAGGAATTCGACAGAAGAACAGCGAGAAATGGCCGAGCATAGGGTTATCAATTTGCTTGAAAAACTTTTACTGAAAGACCATCATGAGCGGAAGACCAATCTATAGCGATCAGGAATTTATTGAGCTTTGGAATACGCACGAGTCAGGCAGCGTAATGGCAAAAGCCATTGGCATGGACTTGCGAAATATTCTGAGGCGAAAAAGCAATTTAGAAGCTCGGTATGGCATCACTTTGAATCAAAAATCAAATGTAAATAAGATGATCGCCAAGCCCAATAACTCGGCTCGCAAAGAATTGGGTATTGAAAATGGTGTCATCATTTGCTTCTCGGACGCTCACTTCTGGCCTGGTATCCATACGACAGCGTACAAGGGACTTCTTTGGGCGATTCGGGAGCTTCAGCCAAAATTTATCATCAATGGAGGCGACGCCTTTGACGGCGCCAGCATTTCCAGGTTCCCAAGGATCGGCTGGGATTCGACACCATCCGTAGTTCAAGAGCTGAAAGCCTGCGAAATTGCTTTAGGTGAGATTGAAGATACAGCTAAAAAGGCAAGACAAAATACTCAATTTATATGGACGCTGGGAAATCACGATAGTAGATTTGAGACGAGATTAGCTGCCAATGCTCCACAATATGAGTTCGTAAAAGGCTTTACATTGAAAGACCACTTCCCTACATGGGAGCCGTGTTGGAGTTGCTGGCCTACCGATGATGTAGTGGTAAAGCATAGGTGGAAGGGGGGAATTCATGCCACCCACACGAACGCCAGCCTGAGTTCTAAAACAATGGTGACTGGCCATTTGCACAGCCTAAAGGTTACGCCATACACAGATTACAGTGGGACTCGCTATGGCGTTGATACAGGCACTCTGGCAGAGCCTGATGGACCTCAGTTTATAAACTACCTTGAAGACTCGCCAACCAACTGGCGCAGTGGCTTTGCGGTACTCACGTTTCATAATGGCAAGCTACTATGGCCCGAGCTGGTGCATAAGTGGTCTGGCGGTGAAAATCAAATTGAATTTAGGGGGAAAATACACGATGTCTGATTTGGTAAATTATCTAAAGTCTGAGATAAAAGAATTGCATACCATCTTGCATGAGACTCAACTTGAATTGGCAAGGGCTAATGAAAGGCTTAACCGCCGATCTGAGCCACTAAGCGATGAGCGTATATATATCTTGTACACACGCAGCCTAGACTGGCGGCAACTGGCAAGAGACATAGAAGCAGATCACGATATAAATGTCTAGCTGGCTAATTGCACTTGTAGGCTGCATATACCTGTGGATCGGGATTGATCAGATTAGGAATGGCCAAACGTGGATGGGCGTCACGTTTATTGGATATGCATTTTCTAATGTCGGCCTGTACATGATGGCCAAATAAAAAAGGGGGTGATTAGCCCCCTTACCCATCACTCAATGCGTTCCCACACTGTGCCGTCCTCGGCGTAATACCAATCACCGATTTCGTACTCTTCTTCTTTTTCTTCTTCTTCAACTTCTGCCACTTCTTCATCGCACTGCATTGCAGCGTATTCAGCAGTTACGTCATACTCAACGCACCAGCCGTGATCCTGCTGAAACTCAATGAATTTAGCGATGATGTTGACCTTTTCGATATCGAATGTGTTTATGGTCACAGACTCTTCTTCACCAAACGAATATTCGTTAATGTCAATTTCCAGTTTGTACATGAAATTCCCCTTGTTATGGCACGATTGCCAAGAGAAATCCTATCTATAAATTGTGACAAACACAACTAAGAATTTTGCTTGCTAGGCTTGGCGTGAGAGTAAACAGTCACTTGCTGCTTAGACTCAAGTCCTATCTTGGCCTGCACTGCCTGCCCCCATGCCTTGCCTTGTGCGTGTAGGCGCATCTCCTTGTCGCGTGTCCAGATTGATGGTGTGCCATCGCGCCAGTCGAATACGTTCTTCTTCTCAGTCATGCTTCTTTTCCTTAATCTCTTTCTGAATGCCTGCACTCAACCGCAAAAGCATCCGCATCCACTTCACACCGCCAAGCCTTACATACTCGGCATACTCCGATTGGGTGAGGCGCAGATTGACTGCGCGTCCCAGCTCTGTCTTTTCTTTCATCAGTCAACCTCACAATTTAAAAGTACCCATACGCAACAAAATAGCGTGATGATCACCACAGCTATGCCAAACAGTGCGATTAAGAAAAAGATCAGAGCTGTTTGCATGGCTTGGCCTCACTTGGTGGAGTCCAACCAAAGCGGCGCCAAGTGGCCTGCACATCGGTTGGCTTGGGATACTTAAACTCTTTGGCGTAGGCACTTGGGAGCGTCACTTTTGTGCCTGCTGTTGGACGCCAGTTGCCTCTCATTTCTGCACCGCCAGCAGTTCCATCTCCGCGTCCTTGAGACGATCTTGTATGCACTTCATTTCGTAGTCGAGCTGATCGATTTGGCGTTGCATACGATCTCGGGTGAATCTCTCAGCGTGCGCCCAGCCAATGACGGCGCCACAGTGGACTGACTTGCTGATGAGCTGCACCATCTCGGCGCGAGTCATCACGCCAATGGCAGTCTCTTTGGGGGGTGCGAGGCGCAGTACCTCTTGATCGATTTCGTCTTGCATCTTCTTAGACATGGATGTCTCCTTGGGGTTGAATGGTTGACCAAACTTGCACCAGCAGGGTGGCGTTATAGGCGATGGGTGTGATGGTGGACACAAATAAGCCTTTGCCGCGCTGTTTGCGACCCCATGCGTCTACGGCATTGGCGTTCTTGAGATCTCCTCGCTTAACCGCGGCGTAGACCTTGGCACGTTCAAAGCCGCCATCCTCCAGCTCGGCCATGCTGCGCGGTTCTTGGCAAAAGTCTTGGAGATCGGTCAAGATGTCCACCATGCGGCAAGTAATACGGCAAAGCCAACGCCAATAGCGATGGCCACAAGGAAGTCAAGGGCAGAGTCAGCGCGGCGCTCTAAGCGCCTTGCTTGCTCTTCCATGTAGGGGTGTTGTGTGTGGTTCATTTGAGGTGTCTCCTTTTATTTGGCTTGAGGTAAAGAATCGAAGAAAATAGATGGAACTACATTTTTATCGGCTAGAACATAGTGATGCTCACCATTACGAAATATTTCTTTTTTGTACTCAATCAACTGACCAATTTGAATCTCTTGCTTATAGGGCGAAAGAACTGCAGGAACGCTGCTTACACAAATTGCTTTTTTCATTTCGTATCTCCTTAGGGTTGCGTTGTTGATGGGTGAATCATATCAAAGATGACTAAGTCGTCAACAACTATTATTTAGACCCTGCAAATTAGTCAACTATTATTCCTGTAAACTCAGCATTGGCGCGGTTTTGGAAGTTCCTCGCCAGTTGCCTATTTGGGGGTCAGCGTGAGTTGATCCCCTTTTTTTCTCTTACACTTGACCATCTTAACAAAACATGGTTAACATACTTCACATGAAAACGATTTCACAAGAAGCACTCCACGCCATACGGCACAAAGTCGAATGCGCTGGCTACAAGATGAGCGATGTCTGCCGAGTCGCAGAGATCGACCAGGCGCAAGTATCCCGCTGGATGTCGGGGACCACAGAGCCACTATACGGCAGCGTGATGCGTTTGGATCAGGCTGCTGACGCATTGGTGTCAGCTCGCCTGACAGTCCTAAACAAGGCCATGGAGGACGCCGTCAAATGACATTCAAACCGCGCAGGATCATTGGCATTGACGTTGGCTTGTCGGGCGCCATAGCAATGATGCAGGGTGAGACTCTCACAGGCATTTTCGATATGCCCACAGTCACGCTAGACCGCAACGGCAAAGCCAAGCGTCAGATCAGCATTCCCGAGCTGATCGCCATACTGGATGAGTTCAAGCCCGATGAGGCGTACATAGAAAAGGTCTTTGCAATGAGTGGCCAGGGGGTCACCAGCGTTTTTTCGTTCGGCCGCAGCCTTGGCGCGATTGAGGGAGTGATCGCCGCGAGATCCATCAAGTCCACACTGATCACGCCACAAGTGTGGCAAAAGGCGATGGGCGTGACTGGTGGCAAGGACGGCGCAAGGGCGCGTGCCATGGAGCTGTTTCCCTACAACGTGGATTACTTCAAACGCAAGAAAGATGATGGCCGAGCAGATGCGGCGCTCATTGCTTGTTGGGGGTTAAGGCATGGCTGACCCATTCAAGATCACCGAGCCAACCTGTATCAGCTTCAGCGGTGGGCGCACCAGCGCATATATGCTTTGGCGTGTACTGCAAGCGCATGGCGGTAAATTGCCTCAAGAAGCGGTTGTTTGTTTTGCCAATACTGGCAAGGAAGATGAGGCGACATTGCGGTTTGTGCAAGACTGCTCTACTCATTGGAATGTTGAGATTCATTGGATTGAATACCGATATGACGATATTGGTTTTGCCAAGGTTGACTTTGAAACCGCCTCTAGAAATGGCGAACCCTTTGAGGAACTTATACGCAAGGTGCAATTCTTGCCAAACTCAGCTATGAGAATATGCACTACCCACTTGAAGATTAGACCTTTTCGCAAGTATTTAGATAGTATTGGAGTGCATCGCCCAGTGCAATTCGTTGGGATAAGAGCAGATGAAATGCGTAGAGTTGTAAAAATTAGAGCAAATCCAGAGGCAGAAGGAATGGAAAGACATTTGCCTCTTGCCTCTGCTGGAATTGATGTACACGCAATTAATGAGTTTTGGAATAAGCAAGATTTCAACTTAAACCTGACTACCTTTAATGGAAAAACTTTGGCGGGTAATTGTGACTTATGTTTTTTAAAGCCAGCATCTCAAATACTTAGTCTTATCAAAGAAAAGCCTGAACGTGCAACTTGGTGGGCAAAAATGGAAAGTTTAGATTTGGAGAAAAGTGTTAATGGCAACAAACAATTTTCAAAAGATCGCCCATCCTATGCACAAATGCTCAAGTTTTCCCAAGAACAACGGGATATGTTTGACCCTAATGAAGAAGCAATAGCCTGTTTTTGCGGAGATTAAAATGGATGAAAAAGAAAGAAGCACACTTAAAGAACACATTGTTTGGCTTGGCTCGCAGCTTGAGTATCAGCGCCAAATCAACAAAGCAAACACCGAATTCCTTAAACGCTTGGTGCATCCCGAGGACTTGGGATTCTCTGTAAGCAATGAGGTGCGCCAAATTGCTTACGCATTACTGATTAACAACCAAACAGAAAAATGAAAAAACAACCTTTGAAACTCAGGCCGTCATCCGCATCACGTTGGATCGCCTGCCCTGCCAGCGCCAGACTGTCAACGCTTGTGCCTTATCAAGAAAGTGGCGAGGCCGCCAAGATCGGTACTGCCATTCACGCGCTGGCCGAGACTTGCTTTCAGCTCGATACCGACCCTATGAAGTTTGTCGGCCAAGTAGTGGAGGGCATCACCATGACTGAAGAGAATTGCTCCTTTGCCTTAGAGCATTTGCAGGCAATATGGGCGATCCAAGATGAGGTTGGTCACGTTAAGGTGGAGCAGCTCTTCAAGCTCTACCAAGAGCCAGCATTCAGCCTGCAAGGTACTGCCGATGTCGTTGGTATATCTCAGGACAAGCTGATCATTGCCGACCTTAAAACAGGCCGCGGCTACGTTGACGCTGACTCCGAGCAGATGAAGATCTACGCGCTGGGTGCGTTGCTGCACCACAGCCAAAAGCCTAAAGAAGTCGAGTTCCAAATCATCCAACCCCATCATGGCGAGAAGCGCATACACCGCATGAGCGTGGACGAGCTGGGCGTGTGGGAGACAGAGGTGCTGCTGCCTGCGATCAATGACGCTATCAGTGACGCGCCGCGTTATGCGCCATCAGAGTCAGCCTGCCAATGGTGTCTAGCCAAGCACATATGCTCGGCACAAAAGGAACAATTTGATATCGTGGCGGCGCAACCCGACATCACCATCATGTCCAAAGAGGACATCAAAGAGGTGATGCTGACTCTCACGCCGGCACAGATCGGCGCCATATTGGACCGCGCACCGATGGTGGAGAAGTTCATTGAGGCGGTAAAGGATCACGCTACCAAGCAGATGGAGGGTGGTGTAGTGCTTCCAGGCTGGCAGCTCCAACCCAAACGCGCCTCGCGCAAATGGATTGACTCAACTACAGCGCGTCAGGCACTTACTGACGCAGGACTTACAGACTCTCAGATATTTGAGACTGAACTAATTTCTCCTACGGCGGCAGAGAAACTGCTACCAAAGGAACAAAGAGTTATCTTGGACGCATTGACGGCCAAGGTATCAAGTGGACTCACGCTCGCAAAAGACCGCAGCTTGAGTCAATAATGCAAATCCTAAACTTTAGAAAGCAAAACGCAAAATGTTAAATCTCTCCTCTGGTGGCGGTAATGGTAATTACATCCGCTTTTCACCTCAAGCAAATGCTTGGACAAACAGCCTCGGCGCTGAAATTCAATTGAAGAAAATAGTGTTTGACATCGATGCGGTGCAAACAGGCTGGCTCCAACTTGGTGTCGGCATCCGCGACTGGCAACCCGATTCAGAGTTGGGGCGCAAAGGTCCACAGCCTACACCTGACCATAAGCGCGGCTTTATCGTCACGTTCTATAACAAAGAGATCGGCACTTGTGAGTGGTCATCAAGTGGCGTAGGTCCCAACATGGGACTGGAAAAGATGTACACCGAGTGCGCTGCACAGCGTGCCGCCAATGCAGGCAAATTGCCAGTGCTGGAGTACACAGGCAGCAAGTTGGAGAAGATTGGCAAAGGCACTACACGCATTCCCAACTTCACCATTGTGAGTTGGATTGACAAGCCTGCTGGTATGGGGCAGAGCGATGAAGAGTACATTGCACAGGCAGTGGCTCCAATGCCTGCACCAGCTCCCGCGCCGATGCCTGCACCAAAGCCAGTGCCTGCTAAGACGCCGATGGCTGCCGCCATTGAAGATGACGAAATGTTTTAAGCATTAGTCAGTGTGTGCCTGGGCGTAAAACCCCAGGCTTTTTTTTCCTCTAAAAAAATGGCAGCATATAAATGCAAGCAGAACAGATAGCCAAGAGCTTGGGCAACGCGAAGAGAGCCAACGGCCAATGGGTAGCAAGTTGCCCAGTACCAAGTCACGGCAAAGGCAACGGCGACAAGAATCCAAGTCTCAGCGTACACATTGATGACGAGGGCAAGCCTCTTTTCCACTGTCATGGTGGCTGCACTCAGGAATCGGTATTCCAAACCATCAGGGATATGCAGCTCTTACCCGAGCTGGAGGAGCGCCCCGATCCACTCGCCAACATCAAGCCATTACCCAAAGTCGAGTTTCAGCAGGAATGGCAGTATCAAGACGAGGACCGCGTCACAGTATTCGTCAAGCACCGACTGCGCGTAGGCGAGACAGGCAAGACGTATCGTTTATACAAAGTAGATACAGACGGCAAACGATACCCAACATTGGGTGACGCACGCATAGTCCCCTACAAGCTGCCCGAGCTGCTGGACGCGAAGACAGCGGGAAGAATAATTTATCTTGCGGAGGGCGAGAAAGCCGTGGACGCGCTGATGTCACTCGGCGTGGTGGCGACCACCGCGCACAGTGGCGCAGGGCATTGGCCAGAGGCCATCACCGAATACTTTGCTGGCGCCAATGTGGTGATCCTGCCGGACAACGATTTGAGTGGTTGGTCATACGCTCGCAAGGCAGCCGAGGCCATACTGCCAACTGCCAAGGCGGTCAAGGTAGTAGACCTCGGACTGCAAGAGCAGGGCGATGACGCGTTTGAGTTCATTGAGGCAGGCGGCGGTAGGGCAGAGCTGGCGGCATTGGTCAAGGCGGCGCCAAAGATCACCAGCGTGGATGATGTAACGATACCCGAAAGACTACAGGCGATTACAGCCTCAAGTACAAAAACAGAAGAAATCTATACACATCAGGATTCTCATGTACAGAAACAGGCAGATATTGCACATGAGTTCGCGCCTGATCCACCAAAGGAAGCAGACAAGCCAAAGCCGACTAAAACAATCAGGATTGAATCTTGGGATGAGATACAGGATGAGCCAGTCGAGTGGCTGATTGAGGGCGTCATCCCCAAAGGATCATTCACGGCTTTATATGGTCCGCCAGGCTCATTCAAGTCGTTCATAGCCCTAGACATTGCCGAGGCTATAGCTACAGGCAGGAGCTGGATGGGGAAAGAGGTAAAGCAAACAGGCGCGGTGCTGTACTTGGCTGGCGAGGGCTTTGGCGGTATCGGCGCACGCATCAAAGCCTGCAAGATGCACCATCAAACAGAGGACGGCGCACCGATCTACATAGTCAGGCATCAGCTCAACCTCAGATCTAGTGCCGAGGACTTCAACGCGCTCATGCTGGCGGTGGTGCAGCTGGTAGAGCAGACAGGCATGGAATTCAGCCTCGCCATCGTGGATACCTTGGCCAGAGCCTTTGGCGGCGGTAATGAGAACAGCTCAGAAGATATGGGTGCATTCATCACGGCTATGGGCAAGGTGCAGGAATTCCTCAATTGCGCCTTGATGGTGCTGCACCACAGCGGTAAGGACGCCGCCAAAGGACTGCGCGGCCATTCATCATTGCTTGGCGCGGTGGATACAGAGCTGGAGCTGCTGCGCTTTGACGAGCAGATGAAAGGCGTCCTAACTATCAGCAAGCAAAAGGACGGCGCCGATAACGAGCGATTTGGCTTTGAGATGGTGGAGGTAGAGATCAGGCCAGCAGGCTTGGGACTCAGCGATCCAGTGGTCAGTTTGGCGGTCCAAGCCAGCGATTCAGCCGTCAACGAACAACCCAAAAAGGCAGGCAAGAGCAACGCGGGGAGTGGCAAGAATCAGCGACTGGCGGTGCAGTGCTTGGAGAGAATGGTCAAAGAGCATGGAGCGCCAAAGTACATAGAAGGTTTACAACGTCATGCCATCAAGTTGGAGCTGTGGAGACAGGAATTGTGGTCAAAGATGGGGTGTACCGATGAGGATAAAAGCTCATTCAAGATGGCATGGAAGCGAGCCAAGGACGACTTGCAGAAGTCAGGCGAGGGCGATATCAGGGACGATTATGTGTGGTTGCAGCACAAACCGATGGGATTTGAGGCTGTATGAATAAACAGGTAACAAGTAACAAACAGGTAACAAACGTAACTTGTTTGTTCCGTACAGGTAACAAGTCACAAACCGAGAGTCTAAGACTCGGAGGTTTGTTACCACTGTATGTGACCGAGTTGCACCAAAACAGGGAGAAATGAAATGGCGACAAAAAGAGCATCCAAAAAGCATCCAGTGGTGGAGCAACCAAGCCCAAAGGCAGATCCTTGGACGATTCACGTTCAATCAAAGTTGGTGGAGCTGGAGTCGGTCAAGGCTGCCAGTGATAGGAAATGGGGAGAAAATCGACTGACTACTTTAGTAAGCAGTGAGCTGAGAGAGAAATTTTGGATTCAGAACAGCAGACTGCATCAAGCGATGGAGTCCAAAGACTGGGCGAAGTTTGATTCAAGCGTGGCGGGAATGATCAGGGCGTATGGCGTACTGGATCAGTGGGCAACCGAAGAGGGACTGGAGCCAGCGTCAACCATTCCTCGGATTGAGTGGGAGATGCAGAATGGTCAGACTATGGTGATTGTGAGAAGTGTCA